CACGAGCAGCGCCGCCGGCACGCCGGCCGATATCGCGCTGAAACGCTTTGGCCATTTCAATGGGGCGATCACGCGGAACGGTGCCAATATCGGGAACGTCGTCTCGGCCGATCTGACCTATGCCAACAATCTCGACCGCATCGAGACGATCCGGGCGGATGGCAAGATCGACGGCGCGGACCCGTCCATCGCGGCACTCACCGGCAATGTCGTCGTGCGTTTTGCGGATCAGACGCTGGTGCAACAGGCGATCAATGGCGAGGCCTGCGAGCTGGAGTTCTCCTACACGCTGGCAACGGGCGAAGGTCTGACACTGACGGCCCATGCCGTCTATCTGCCACGGCCCCGGATCGAGATCTCGGGGCCGCAGGGCGTGCAGGCGACCTTCGACTGGCAGGCGGCCAGCGATCCGGTGGCGGGCCGGATGTGCACCGTCACGCTGACCAATGATCGGGAGATGTATTGATGCTGCGCTTGAACCTTTCCACTGAGCCGCACTGGCTCGATCTTGGCCACGGCGTACGGCTTATGGTGGAACCGCTCACCACGGCCATCATGCTGGCGGCGCGGAGCGATCCGGCGATCGTCGCGGCAGCAGCGGATGCCGAAAACAGCGCGTCCAACGACGACCTCGCACGGATCGTCGCCAAGGCCGTCGCGCGCATCGTCGTGAAGGATTGGGAGGGCGTCGGCGATGCGGACGGAAAGCCGCTGCCCCTCACGCCCGAGGGCATCGATGCGCTCCTGGAACTCTGGCCGATCTTCGAGGCCTTCCAGACCAAATACATCGCGGGCGCGCTGATCCTGGACGCGGAAAAAAACGCCTGAGCGCTCTCGCCGACTGGGAGTTCGGCGGGGGCGGTGAGTATTGCGCGGCGTGCGCGGATGCGTGTCCGGACTGCCCGTATCTTCTCAATGCGCCAAAGAGCTTTGAAGGCTGGCAGGTCTGGGACCTTGTTCAGCGGCTTGGTGGCCAGATGCGCGTCGCAGGCGGCATGAGCGGCGGTGCCGTCATCGGCTGGGACATGGGCGCGGCCCTGCAACTTGGCGCGGCCCTCGGGCTCTCGCCGCTAATTATCGCGGAACTCCTGCCACCCATCGAAGCGGTGATGGTGCGCAGGATGAACGAGCAAAATGGCTCAAGCGGTCTCGAGGGGCTTGATACCTGAGACGTCGATCGTCTCACGGGCCCGGGCCAGATCCCAGGCCCGCTGGAGGTTCATCCAGTATTCCGGCGTCGTCGAGAAAAACCGGGCAAGCCGCATGGCGGTATCGACCGTGATGGCGGTCTGGCCTTTGACGAGGCGCTCGATCCGGGTGCGTGGTACGTGAAGACGCGTGGCAAGCTCCATGGTGCGCATCTCAAGAGGCTCAAAATAAAGCTCTTTCAAAACCGCACCGGGATGCGATGGCTCGCTGAGCCCTTGGGGCAGATCGATCATGGCGTGACCTTCTCGATCAAGGTGACGCCGGGCAGCCCGGCGAAATGCTTGTCGCAGGTGAGCAGCGTCGCACCCTTCGCCTGAGCCGTGGCGAAGATGATCGCATCAGCCGTTGCGAGCCCATGCACTTGGCAGGCCTCGGCGGCGGCAAGGGCGATCTCGGTATCGAGATCCATGACCGCGCAAACCTGCGTGAAGGCAATCACCTGATCGGCCTTGTCTTCTCCAATCTCCCGGGTGAGCCATTTGGCAAGCTCGAGCTGCACCATCGTCGGAACCAGCCATTCGCTCTGATCGGGCAGTTTGGGAGCAATCAGCTCGCCGGTTGGTGAGCCGATCAGCCATTCAAGCCAGGCCGAGGTATCGACGAGGATCATCAGGCGCGATCCGTCCGATCACGATAATCCGCCGCCTTGGCGCCTTTGGCGATCCCCTTGAGCGCCTCGCGCCGGGGGATTGGCACCAGCAAGACGCCGGAGCCTTTCGGGATGAAGGCAAAGGTCAGCCCGGCCTCCCAATGCTGCGCCGACCGGATCGCCTTGGGGATCGAGATCTGGAACTTCGAGGACAAGGTTGCGGTTTCCGCCATGATCGTACTCCAGATCTGTCGATGGGCAAAACGTAAGACAGAGTGCGGGTAGATTCAAGGATTCTCTCCCATGGCCACGAAACAAGTCTCCGTCCGCCTTTCGGCCACGGGCGGCCGCCAGGTCCGTGCGGAGCTGGAAGGTGTCGGCGCGGCCGGGTCTCGCGGCATGGGCCGCCTTGCGCGCGAACTTGACCAGGCCAACGCGCGCATGGCCGCTTTTGCCCGCCGCGCGCGGGTCGCAGCAACGGCTGCTGCCACGGCGCTGGCTGCCGCCGTTGTGGCGATGACGCGCTCCACGGTCGCAGCTGCCAATGAGATCGACCAGCTCTCCCGGGTGGCCAATGCCAGTCCGGAGGTGTTCCAGCGCTGGTCGGCAGCCTCTGCCACGGTGGGCATCGCGCAGGAGAAGCTCGCCGATATCCTGAAGGACGTGAACGACCGGGTGGGGGATTTCCTGCAGACGGGCGGCGGGCCGATGGCGGATTTCTTCGAGACCATCGCGCCGCGGGTGGGCGTCACGGCTGACCAGTTCGCCCGGCTCTCGGGGCCGGAAGCGCTGGAACTCTATATCGAGAGCCTCGAGCGCGCGGGCGTGAGCCAACAGGAGATGACCTTTTATCTCGAGGCCATGGCCTCGGATGCGACGCGCCTCATTCCGCTTTTGCAAAACGGCGGGGCGGAGATGACCCGGCTCGGGGCGCAGGCCCAGGCACTTGGCGCAGTGCTCGACGCTGATGCAATCGCCGCGATGCGCCGCTCGGAGCTGGCGCTGGTCAGCATCGGCCAGGTGTTTACGGGCGTGCGCAACCGGATTGCCGTTGCGCTGGCGCCCACGCTCGAGGCGGCGGCCAATGCCTTCGTGGCACTGGCGTCTTCGACCAGCCCGATCAGTCGGGCGTTTGATGCCGTTCTGGCCAATCTCGACCGGCTCGCACTCTACGCCGGCACCTTCGCGACCTTCCTTGCCGGCCGCTGGGTGGCGGCCCTGGCTGCCGCGGCGCTGTCGGTGCGCGGGCTTGCCACCACGCTGGTGGTTCTCAGGGGCGCACTTATCCGCACTGGCATCGGCGCGCTTATCGTGGGTGCAGGGGAACTGGTCTACTGGTTCACGCGGCTCGCATCCGGCGCAGGCGGGTTTGGCGAGGCCATGCGGCTGCTGAAGGACGTGGCCGTCGAGGTCTGGGACCGGATCAGGATGGGCGCCTCGGCCGCGGGTGCGGCCGCCACGGCGATGTTTTTTGATCTCAAGGCGGACGCCGCGGCTGGTATCGCGGGCGCCATTGAGAGCGTCGTGGCTTTTGGCAACACCACGGCCAACACCTTCGAGGGTGCGCTTCTGGCTGTGCGCGAGATCTGGTCGCGCCTGCCGGATGTGATCGGGGATCTGGTCTTCTCGGCCGCCAACCGCATGCTCGACGGGATCGAGGCGATGCTGAACGGCGCGATTGCTCGGATCGATGCTTTCACGGGCAAGATCCGCGACGCTCTGGCCGCAGTCGGCATAGAGACGACCTTCGGCGAAATCGGCGAGATCAAACTCGGCGATATTCCGAACGCCTTTGCCGGGGCCTCTGCGAAGGCCGGGACGGCGGCAGCGGATGCGTTCCGGCGGGCCTTCGAGGACCAGCCGCTGACCGCGCCAGATCTGGGCCTTGATGGGATCGCAGCCGAGGCGCTGGCGACGGCCAATACCTACCGGCAGGCCGCCAGTGATCTGGCGAACGGCGCGACCGCCCCGCTCACCGCCTGGGGCGCGCTGCGGGATGCCGTGGCTGGAACGGGTGAAGACGGCGCTGCGGCTCTGGACGCCGCCACGGCCTCGGCGGATCGGCTGAGCGAAGCCATGGACGCGGCAGGAAATGCCGCAGGGGGCGGTGGGTCTGGTGGCGGGGCCGCGGATCGGATCGTCACCGGCTGGCGCGCCGTATTCGAGGCTTTGCAGTCGTATGCCAGGGACGCGCTCGACTGGGGCAAGGGCCTTGGTGAGACGCTGACGGGCGCGTTCCGGGGCGCGGAGAGCGCCTTTCGCAGCTTCGTCGAGACCGGCAAGCTCGACTTCAGGGGGCTGGTGCGCTCGATCCTGGCAGATCTTGCGGTGCTGTCCTTCCGCCGCGCGGTGCTCGGGCCCATCGCGAATGCGCTGGCAGGCGTCTTTGGCGGTGGTGGGTCTGTCGCAGCAGCCGTCTCGCATTCGGGGGGGATCGTCGGGCTTTCCGGGCATCGGCGTCAGGTCCCCGCTCTTGCTTTCGCCGGGGCGCCGCGGATGCACATGGGCGGCACCGTGGGGCCGGTTGGCTCCTGGGCGGGGCTGCGCCCCGACGAGGTGCCCATGATCCTCCAGCGCGGCGAGCGGGTGCTCAACCGTCGTGAGGCGGCAGGGTACAGCCGCAGGGGCAGCGCTGGCGCTGGCGCAGGCGTAACCGTCCACATCGACGCGCGCGGCGCGCAGATGGGCGTGGCCGAGCAGATCGATCTGAAGCTTCGGCAGATGCTGCCGGAGATCCGGCGCGTGGCGGTCGAGGAGG